GGAAGCAGAATGAAAACCCTTTTGCTTGGCGAAATGATCACGACAGACGGGGACAATGCTGCGGTTCGCGTTCAGCGTTTACACGCGGTGCTGCATTTCCAAACTACCGATGCGGCAATGAGTGCTGGCGAGGCTTACTTGCAGGATGGCGGCGATGGATGGTGCATCGTCGAGAACTGCACGGAGGTGTCTTTCCTGACGGAGAGGGGGAGGCCATGATCAGGATCATCACCAACAGATCGCCGCAATTTTTGAAGGCCGCATACCGGCGGGAAACAACCCTTGTAGACCATGAGCGGCATATCCCGACACGATCTAAATACATCACTTGGGAGGACGGTGCGTGGTTCGTTTGGCGAATGAACACCGACCGAGTACCGATATTCATTGGACGATTCTACGATCTTGAATCCGCAATGTTCAGAGTCGGATAAACAAGGGGGCGAAAGCCCCCTTTTTTTTGCCTGTAAATTTTCTGCCACCAAGATAAGAAATCTTACGGTTGTTTAAACTCAGAATTTATCTAGATTCTCGGCATAGGTTCCTGCCTGTTTGCCGTACAAGAGGGTAGTCTCCCCTTGTGTGCCAACCCACCGGAAACGGCACTTCCATACCGCGATCTCCACGACCGGACCGTCCATCCTATGCACGGTAACCCCGCAATCGGTCTTTGCCCACCACGCCATCGAACCGCTAATGCTCATGCCGTCCGGGCGCGGCTGCTCCACCCCGCTGCGCTGAATCTTTGACGGATGGGCAATAAACCATGTGTGAACATCGTTTGTTTTGCAAAACTTCTGAACCCGGGTCAGCATATTGCTGATCGCCTCGGTCTCCGTGCTGTTTGTTTTGTCCATCTCGATGTAGTTGTAAGGGTCTATGACCAATCCCCTTATTCCGATGCGTTTAACCGCAGCACGCGCTCGCTCTAAAATGGAATCCAGCGTGCTTGGTTCCTCCCCATTGGAGTCGATGAACAGGAAATGGTCATTCACGAATTCAAAAGCTTCCCGCATCTTATCTTCTGCCATGCGGTTGCTACCCTCGAAGAACTTCATCCCTGTGTAGATTTCGATGAGCCGCGCAATGTGGATCTCGGGTTGGTTCTCGAACGAACAGATCGCGAACTTCCAATCCTCCGACTTCGCGAGGTTGACCATAAGCTGGTCCACGAAGTTAGACTTTCCTGAGCTTGGGTATCCGGTCACGACCGTAAGCTGCCCGGGTGCGATGGTGTAAATGGTGTCGAGGGACGGATAGCCGGTCGAGAATCCCTTGCCGGTCCCCTTGCTGTACAGATCGTTTAAACGCTCAAGGTAGGTCTCGGCATCTGAGAGGCCGCTGATCGGGTACGGCGCGGCGCTGTCTATGATCTGCCGTATATCTTGTGACGGGTCATCTCGTGATGGGTCATTGAAGATTTCGTTTAGATCTTTGGCGTCAAACTTGGCAACCCTGCATTTCTCTTTGCCAATCCTTCGCGCTAGTTCCTCTGCCAAGGCTTGGCCCGGGGCGTCTTGGTCTGTGGCAAGGACGATGTGTGGTGCTGCCTCTAGGATGTCTCGTGCGTTCCATACAAAGGCAAACTTCTTATCTTCCTTGGGGCTTACCTTTCCATCTGCCACCTTGACTGGCGCACCACCGGGAACGCTGATCGCGTTGTGGATCCCTGCCTGTCTGAGGGTCAACGCATCAATCTCCCCTTCGACAATGATGATGGGTTCTCCCGGCACAACATTGTCGATTCCAAAGAAGTCATGTGCGCCGCCTGATTCCTGCGTGAAGTCTTTCTCCGGGAAGGATCGGTACTTAACCGCAACCAAGGAGCCGCTGCGGAAGTACGGGAACCCAATGGCGTCCGAGGTTTTATTTAAACGGGCAAAGAACTTGTCGGCAGCGAAGAGCTTGGCTTGGTCTGCCACCTCTTTGCTGATTCCCCTGCTCGCAAGGTAATCGTAGTGCTGGCTTTGCAGGGCGTTCGTTAACACCTGCGGCTGTGGAACTGCTGCCAATTTGTACTCCCTTTTCTCGGGTTGCACCGATCCATTCGCATCACAATGATGGCAGTAATACAGCACCGCCCCATCGGGCTGACGGGTCAGGGTCATTTCTTTTAAACGGGATTTTCTGCGCGAGTCCGAGCAGAAGGGGCAGATGATTCGCGCTGAGTCGCCCCAAAATTCCTCAATCTGAGGGATCATTTCATCGACCCGTCCGACTTGCGCGGGAAGGATCGGTTCTTCTTCGGAGATTGGAGGGTGACCCCATCTTTGTTGCTGCCACCTTTTGAAAGGGCAACCTTGTGGGCGACATCTTTTCCTGCCCTGTCGATCCCCTTCTTGTCCAAGGATCGTCGCGCCCTTTGTCGCTCCATCCGATCCTCGTGTTCTCCCCTTTCAACCTGTGTCTTGTACTCTTGCTTGTAGTTTCTTTTAAGCATTGGCATGGTGTTGTTCCAGAGATTTAAACGGACGTAGCTGGGACTGTTCCAAAGCGTACCCAGAACCGTGTCCGAGATCAATGATATTTTCCGGGTTTAAAAGCTCTTTTGCGAAGACCCACCCCGGGAAGGTCACCGTATTGTCAGCGACAATCGCGAGGACGTAAATGTCGGCATCCTCTACGGCCTTCTTCAAGGTTGCCAACAACCGTCCATTGGTGCGACGGGTCGCCTTAACATCAACGCTTTTGCCAGCGACCATGCAGTCCGCTCCCCCTGATCTTGGACTGATAGTCAGTTCAGGAAAAACATTCTGCCACTTGCAAAACGCAAGCTCCGCGACGATGCCGTCAATGTCTGTCTGATAGTCGGACTGCGGTCCGATCTTTGCATTAGATACCTGACTTCCCCTTGCGACTCCATTTCTCATGGCCGCAATCATGGAAGCCACCGCCATCTCCCCTGCATCAAGGGTAACCATTCCCTCCCCTTACGCGCCCTTAAGGGGCGCTTATAGCTTGGATCGTCCCAAAGACTCCCCCTACCCCACAGGGTATGAGGGAGGATCGTCCGCCCTTTCGGGCATCTGCATGTGCGTTAGCACCCCCGGGCTTGCAGATACGACTAGCCCCACGGATTGTTCGGGAACTGCCCCCTAGCCTTGCGGCGTACCGTGTAGTGGTTTTCTTCCGAGCGGCCCCACTTACGGCCCCTACTGCGTGCGGAGTACGAAAAAAAAGACCGCTTACTACTGCCCCCCCGGTTGCAACCCCGGAGAACCGGGGCGGAGAGGCATGAGTAAGCGGTCTATCTTGTGTCGGTTGCAACGCCAACAGTTCGCAGAATACACGAAATAAAAGCTGTGTCAACAAGAAAAAAAAGACCCGCACACAGGCGGGTCAAACCAACTAGAGGAGAGGCAATGCCTGATGCATAGCCAAGGCAAGGGTACGTCGTTTGTACTGGGTTGGCAACCCCAAGTCCTGCGGGAAGTCAAGGACTCCAAATAGGGGTATTTAGGGTCTTAATGTTTAAACATTGAAAGTAATCGCAAAAGCCGGCTAATGCGACGTTTTCTGGGTTATCCACAGCGTTTAAACAGAAAAGCGGCAATAAGTAATTTACTCTGCATTGAGTGCCTCGATGATGATTTCGGTTCGGGGGTTCTCCTTGTCCAACCCCCAGTAGATATGCTTTTCTTTGACCTGCCTGTCGTTCACATAGAAGACATCCTGCATCAGGTCAAGGATCAGGCTTTCATCTAGGTCTGGTCGGCGCGATGCGTAGTGGATAGTCATGGTCACCTTCAGGTCGCCGGTCATCAGGGGATTGATCGGGCTGACCTGCTCTCGGAACCGCTCCGCATACGCCCTCGCCTTCGCACTTTTGATTAGGCGGGACACCCCTCCGATCCTCACAACCTTGCGGCTGTTCGCCTTGGATGCAGGCTCTCCATAAATAATTTGCACAAGTGCTTGCGTACCGTTCCAAATAGTGCTATTGTTCGTTTCCATAGCTTTTACCGAGAGGAGATATGAAGGTTACAAACAAGTTCGGAGTACCAGCGCCACTCGTGACTCTGGCTACTCGGGAATACTACAGCAAGGGGAGGGCGCAGTACAGCGTTACTGAGCTTCTCTCTCCTCCGAGGGTGCGTCGTTTGCGCGAACAGTACGACTCGGAGATCGAGACAGATGTGACCGACATGATGTGGTCAATGCTCGGCTCGGCCCTGCACGTTGTCATGGAGCGGGGGCAGACCGAGGGTCACATTACCGAGGAGCGTTTGTTTATCGAGGTCGATGGGGTAACCCTATCCGGTGCCATCGACTTGCAGGAAGAGCGCGACGGCGGGGTTGTCATCACCGACTACAAGTTCACCTCCGCTTGGGCGGTGATGAACGACAAGCCGGAATGGGAGCAGCAGCTTAACGTCTATCGGTGGTTGGTGGAGAAGGTCAAAGGAAACCGGGTTGATGCGCTACGCATCTGCGCCTTGATCCGAGACTTCAGCCGCCACGACACGCGCGATGGCTATCCAGCCGCGCAAATCACGATGGTGGATATCCCCCTATGGACGCTGGAACAGGCCGATCTGTTCGTGCGGCGCAGGTTGGATATGCATCGTGAGGCGAAGGTCTCCCATGATCTTGGAGACGCTCTGCCCGAGTGTTCTGCGGAGGAAAGATGGGAGTCTGAAACCATCTATGCGGTTAAACGGGAAGGCAGAAAGACTGCCATCCGTGTGTTCAAGGATCTTAACGAAGCCAAGGAATTGGCAACCAAGGAGAAGGGCTATGTCGAAACGAGACCCGGGGAATCCCGCCGATGCGCAGGAAACTTCTGTTCAGTCAACCAATGGTGCGAACAATATGCACGAGCTAGAGCATCGTCTGATCCAGCTTAATGTCAACGACCACGTTGAGAAGAAGCAAGGGCTGTCCTACCTGTCTTGGGCGTGGGCGTGGCAGGAAGCTTTGCGGATTGATCCTGCGGCGACCTTCAATGTCCATACCTTCGATGGCAAGCCGTACATGGACGTTAATGGCACGGGCATGGTCTGGGTCAGCGTGAATCTTGGCTCACGCGCACGGAGTTGCTTTCTGCCGGTGATGGACTACAAGAACAAAGCCATCACGAACCCGGATTCCTTTCAGGTAAACACCGCCATCATGCGCTGTTTAACCAAGTGCCTCGCCATGTTCGGGCTTGGCCTGTACATCTACGCAGGGGAAGACCTACCCCCTAGCGAAGAACCCGCCACCAAAGAACCTGCCAAGGAGGTTCAAGCCCCTGCCGTGGATGAACAGGAGGTGGCGAATCTGAAACTGTTTTCGGAGAGCGTGATCGAACTGATCGCTATGTCCGATTCAGAGAAGGATTTGCGTTCTTATTGGAAGGCTAACCAAACAACCCTAGACAAGTTGAAGGCCGCTCTCCCAAGGGAATACGCAAATGTTGTTGCGCAATTTACCAACGCAAAGCTGAAGCTACAGGAGAAAGAAAATGCATGATCAGTTCACCCAAAAGAAGGACTCCGGTCGCCTGATGGCGACGCAGTCCAAGAAGAAAGAAACATCCCCTGACTACTGGGGCGAGATCGCAATTGACATCAAAGACATGACCAAAGTCGAAGTCAAGGATGGTCTTCATATTTTCCGCATCAACGGTTGGAAGAAACGCAGCAAGACTGGGGCGGTGTATTTGAGCCTCTCGGTTGATCGCTGGATTCCAACGCAAACCCAGCAACCCACCCGCAACGAAGAGCTTGATGACGGCTCTGACCTTCCCTTCTAAGGAGTGACCATGAAAGCCAAACGCAAAACTATGAAAGACAAAGTTCTGGAAATGCACACTGCCAATCCGAAGATGTCGGCAGTCGAGATCGCCAAGGCTTTGAACATAAAGACAGCCTATGTGCATCAGATAAAGTATCTTGAGAAGAAGCAACAGAAGGATCAGGCAGAAACGAAACTTGCCAGCGATCCTGTCGCCTCCTTGCTGAATACCCTGCGGGAGGAGGCTAAGAACCTTGCTGCAACCATCGCTTATCTTGAGCGTCGTGCTGGAGTTTAAACATGGCACTCCAGTTTGAAGGCAGGAAGGTTGCCTTGAAACAGGACAGGACAGGGTTTGTACTGACCATGAGTATTCACCCTGACGAAATCCCGGAAGAGTTACTCCGGGATTTTGTCGGGGCGAGATACGCCTGTGCCTTAGTCCGGATTCAAGATGACGAGTCGCCGACGAAATACACCAATCGGGTTCAGTTGTCGGGGATGCTGTGTCGCGCCCCGGAGTTCTGGGCCTTCCTTGAGGTGGATAACGAGTTTGATGCAGCAACTGCCGTTTGTACGCATTGCGGGATTGAGTCTCGCTCTGAGCTTAATGGCAACCGGCTGGCTCAGGCTGCGTTTGATGACCTGATAAAACAGTACGAGGCCAGCAATGACCCTTTCTAAGCCCAAGCCTTTGAAGCCCTTCATGGCCTACCTTGAGGAGTCGCAACATGCCTCCCTTATGAAGTTCTCCAAGAAGACTCAGATCCCCATGAGCCGCTTGGTGCGCGAGGCAATTACGATGCGGATCGCAGAAGACAGCCCTTATATGACTGGGTTTAACGATGGTTTAAACAAAGCCATTGAGGTTGTCTACGCAAACAAAGCTTCTCAGATGCGGTTCCCTTCCGGTCGGTCCTTTGCTGAACTTGTGGGGGAGGAACTATCGGACGCAAAGATGGCGGCAGAAGATGAAACTACTTAAGGGGAACCGCAATCAATGTGGCTCTTGCCGTCAATACTTTAACTCCGTAGGTGCGTTTGAGGCGCACCGTACCGGGAAGTTCAATGTTGATCGGCGGTGCCGCACAGTTGACGAGATGAAAGCTATCGGCATGATCCTTCGGGATGATGGCTTTTGGATCCGGGAAAAGATGAAGAACTATCGGGAAAAACCAAATGGAGACGCAAATGCTTAGTTTGATACGCAAACCAACCGCCCTGTCCCTTGCCAAGCAAGAAGAACAAGAGGTGTCGCGCACATTGCTTGCTTGCCATTCTGCCCTTGATTATGCAAGGTCAATGGTTCTGTACAACGAAGACCGACTGGAACGCCTTAGGGCATACATCGAATCTGAGTCTGCCAGAAACGATGATTTAAACAAGCACAAGAAGGTGGCAAATGGCCGTTCCATCGCATAACAAAACTGCTCGGTTAGTGGATACAATCATTGGATTGGTTGGCATCCTTGGCATCGTGGCAATTGTTGTTCTGCTTTTCTTGGGGTGGCTCTGATGCCTCGCGTTTATGTATCCGTTGTGCGAGATTTAGTTCACAAGCTTTTGTCTGACGGCGAACCCAGAACCGTGGCGCAGATCGCGGAAGAACTATGTTTAAAGCGTTACTCCGTTGGAAGCGCAATACTCAACGCACGGTCCCGCTTTGGATGCGGTCCTACAGGGTTTGTGATCGTGAACTATTACTCCCGTCGTGGGTGCGGGGGCCGAGAGGCTCCCATCTACGCGCCGGGATTCTCTGGTGCTTTGGATGCGCCTCGCCCTAAGTATGGTCTGCCAGCCTTACGGGCCGCAAAGAACCGTTACGCGAAGAAGATGCGGGTGGTCATCAACGGAAAGACCACAAAGAGCAGGGGCAGAACCCAAAACCCTTGGTTGCAGATCCTCGGGATGAGGCAGAGCAACTACAAGTTTTAGGAGGAGAACACATGAGCATTAGTGCAATGGAGAAAGCGTTAAAAGCACTAGAAAAAATTTACGAGGGGTGTGGTTATGTCATCGAAGAAAAACTTCATAAAGACGCGATGGATTTGGCGGGTTTTGTCAGAAAAGATTGCATTGAACCAATCAAAGTTCTGAACCAAACCATTCAACAACAGACAGGTGGAAAGTGGGTTGGGCTGACCGATGACGAGATCAAAGAGATTGTTGGGCCTTGGGGGGATACGCCGATAAAAGGCTACACCCGATACCTATTCGACAAGATCGAAGCCAAGCTCAAGGAGAAGAACTGTGGCTAAAGGACTATGGGACGACATACCGCTTAAAGACATTGACCGTGACAAAGCATGGGGAGCGTTCATCAAGCGCAAGGACGTTAAGACTTTGTTTGAAATGGAAGAAAAAGAGCGCCGCAGTAAGGAAAGGTGCAATGAAGATACGGGAATCGTCTATTCATTTTTCAATCAAACCGAGCAGCATGCTGCGCTGGCTCGAAACTACAGCAGGTTTGGAATTTATTTTGAATCGGATAGACCTCTGCCCCCAGGAACAACGATTGTGATCAGGACCCTGGACTGCGAGACCGCCGACAATCGATATGGCAGCAGTTTCGAAAGAGGACCTGCTGCATATTACTGCAAGAGTACTCACCCGCCCTCCGAAGAATGCCAGGAACTTAAAACGCATGGGGTCGCAGAGGTCAAACGCTGTGAGAACTGCAAGGACCTGAACAGGAA